ATCAATTTGAATTTCCTACCCGTTTGCGCCAGACAATTTCAAATTGATTGCCACACTTTTCACACGTCAGTATGTCCACCTGTTCATATCGTGGCCTGTCAATTATTGATCGTGGCGCGGTCATTTTATCTAGCCTGTGATAGAAAATCAGGACATCCAGCACCCATTGCGTTCACCATCAATGGCGCGCCTTCATCGTCATACAAATAATTGCACTGCCTAAATATCGTGCCGTCAGTCTGGATAAAAACAAACATACCGTTTGCGCGCGCACAGAATTCACACACAACTGGCGTTCTACTGTTTGCAGTGTTCATTCTTTCACATCAGCACAAGAATCACAAGTGTTTCCTGGTTGGTCAATCCATTTGGGTTTTCCACACAAAGAACAGTTCTTTAATATTTGCCACTTATAATCTGGCGCTGCTTCATCACTCACGGCAGTCCTGCGCAACCGATCAGCCTTATTATGCTCTGCGCCTGGAATCATCGTTTACCGCCAAGCATTTCACGCTAGTTTTGCTATATACGACGTCCAACCAGACCAGGCGGTTCCACCCCAAGTGTTGGTGTATTCAGAACCATTGGTTCCTAGAACATACACAACCAGATTATTCATTGCATATGCCACCGCTTCCAGGCTAGAACCTTTAGGTGTCAACCCACCCAGGTTTTTCCAATCTGCCGACCACACACCGGCTGCAGTCATCGCTTTTTCAAACACAGACGTGGTGGTTCCTATCACATACACACGAAGGCTGCCATCTGGAAGCGCGACTGCCTTTGGCGCAGCAATGCACTTTCCACCCAAAGATGTGAATGCAGATGCCTTTCCGGTTGTGTCTATCGTTCTATACCAACATGCCTGATCCGATCCCGTTATAAATTCATATCTCATTTTGTTCACCAACGTTATTTCAGAAATACAACTTGCAGGCGTTATTGTTGACACAGGTGCTGGTCCTGTTCCACGTGGTGGATATTTTGCCTGCATAGCCGCAACAATGCCTTCAAAACCCAGCGCCTTATATTGGCTCAACATATTATCATTAATGCCTGCCCAAATAGCAAAATGATCCAGGCCACCATTTGCAGCCATCCAATCTGCCATCGCCATATAGGTCAGGCCAGTTCCTGCCTGGCTGTTGGATAAAATAGGATTGCCATATGTCCAGCAGCCTGCTAATATTCCATTCTTCTTTCCCGCGCGGCAGCCCTGTTGGATATACTGCCATTCGCTGTCGTAATAACTTTCCCAGGAATTCCACACAGTGAATGGATGGCTGTAAAAGTCTTTCCAAAGGCCACACTGGTCACAGTTATAATTCATATAACCTTTGAAATACTGCTTTAAAATATCCAGGTCGCCTGATCTGCCGCCTTCACTGCTGACGTATTCCACGCCAGCATTCTTCAGCATCTGGAAGTAGCCAGCAAAGTTGGACAGTGGTGCTGTTACCTGACCACCTGCCCATATCACCTGCTCAATGTCAACAACCACAGCAAAGCCTGCCGCCTTCAGTGCGTTAATAGCTGCTGCTGGATTGCTCTGGTCTGAAACCACAAGTTGCGCGGTGTCAAAATGGTGCGCCTTAAAATAGTTCACCGTGTTGCCGTCAAAAACAGCATTCGGCGTTATTGAGAATTGGTAACTTATTTGCACGTTAATCATCTGTCTTTTTTCTATATATAAACTTCTGTTATTTTGATATGCTTTTCGTGCTTCTTTATGCCTCTGGTAATATGTCACAATTAAAGCACCTTCCTGTTTAATATCTGTTTCGATTCTATATATAAACTGTCACCACTAATCACAAACCGTTCCCCCATAGTAGATTTTATGCATGTAAAGAAAAAATATAAGAATGCACATATTACTTTAGGTTATTACAGGGGAACGATTTCTGGCGTGCCATCTGCAGCCACACAGGTCATAAATTCGGGCGTGCCATCGTCACTGTAAAACACATCAATTTCGTCTGTCTTTGGTCTGCGTGCAATCTTCTTTCCTAATTCGGTAACAAAATATTTTCCGTCTTTTCCGCACGCAACCAATCCGTGTTCAACACATTCGTTCAGCGTTTTTTGAAATTCGTTTCGCATTATTAATTTATCAATCATTTTTTATATCACTCCATATCAAATTTTGTCATAACACTTTCAGGCACATATTCTTCTATTAGTGGCACAAGTGTGCGCACAGCACCGACATATTCTTTTTTTATTGCCCACGCGTCTGCATTCTTCCTGCCTTCAAAGTCTGCGTCTTTTTCTGCTTCACCAGCAACTTTTTCAATCAATCCGAGAGCGTGTAAATCTTCAAGTGTGCGCCTGGTGTATGTGGTTGACATTCCTGTGAACTGCGCCACCATCGTTGTTGAACGCAACGTTTCTTTCATTCGTTCCAGCACTTTCACTTTGGCCAGTGGTATGTTATCTTTAATAATCCTGTAAGCAAAATCCCTGTCATCATCGTTTGCTTCACGCTGATGAATGAATGCATGCACGCGTGCCATGCTGCAGATTGCCTTAAAAAGTCTGGTTGGATATTCTGCTTCAGGCAGCGCGTCAATATTCTTCTGCCAATCACGCGAAACATGCGCACGCACTTTTGCCAGAAATGCACACAGGTTCAATATGTCTGCTTCCATCGCATTTGGAAGTTCTGGCAATTCTTCACGTTGAAGGCGCTGATGCTGATGATCAATGAATGCCATCGTTGCTTCATGCAGTTCCTGGCGCATTTCTGTTTCCTTTCCCATGTTTTCAATTGACTTTAAACTGGCTTTTATTGGATCGCCTTTTGGTCTAAAGAACATTAAGCGTGTTCCAAGTGTCGAATTAAACCCTGAAAATTGTTCAATCGCATTTGTGCTTGCAAACAGAATGCTGCTGTTAATATCCCAATAAAATTTGTCAACCCCCCGTCCCCATGGTTTATGGTAAAATCCATCTGACAGTTCACGGAATTGTGCAAACACCAGGTTGCGTTCATCCTCTTTTGCAGACAACAATGTTGTCAAATCCTTAATCACAATCATTCTGTGTTGCAATTGTGGAATGACATCTTCATTTGCTTTCCACCCAGAAATCAAACTGCTTTGTGTTAATGTGCTGAATGGATAAACAAATTGGTTGTCACGTTCACCAAACACGCGCATCATTTCCGTTTTCATACTTCCAGAAGGGCCAACAATGCCAAAATATGTTGGCTCGTAATTGCAGAAGTTCAGGACTGCCGCGCAAATTGGCGCTATGATGTTATATGGTTCAATAAAGAATGCCCACTTATGAAATATTTCCAGCAGTGCATCAACTGTGTTGCATTCCATTGTGATTGCCTCAATTGGAATAATCACATCACGGTTTGGAACCTGTTTGCCATCGAATTTGACAATTGCTTTAATCTGATCGCCAGGTATTGTCATCGAACCAGCAGTGCCTGGCGTTCCAAGTGGCGCAGTGTCAATGTGATTTGACGTGACAAAATCAATTCCCTTTTGTATATCGCGTTCCAGGGTGCGTTCTTTAATCGGCAGTTTGCTGCGATGCAGTATTTCTGCAATCACATCAGGATCTTCTGTGAACGGCACGCACCTGGAAATCAATGATTCGCGCCCTTCTGATGCAGACCAATCAGGGTTCATTGATTTATAATCGCCATAAAACAATGTTGTGAATTCTGCACCCTTCTTTGATGCCTTTGCTTTTGCTATAACATAATCAGCTTCGTCTGCATAATCAGCCTTTGATAGTGGCTTTTCAAATCGCTGTTTGGTTGAACCAAAAACTTCATCGTAAATTTCTTTCAATTCAGTTTCACGTGATTCGATTGTTGCAGGAAATTCTGGCCACATATTTCCTGTAAAAGTCATAAACCTATTTTCAGACCAGAATTCAATGTTGCCCTTTTTATTATGTTCACCAGGTGCAGGTGAACGCACCCACACGTGGAAGCCTTCACCAGATGGCGAAATTTCTGTGTAAGAATTCAGCTTTTTAATCCTGTCTGTTGCAACACTGTCAATCATTCCACCATCAATGCAATGATCCAGGTCAACAGCAGAATAAGGATCATTGGCAGACAGCACGAACCCCACGCCATCATAACGATCAAGCGCATCAACGCATTCATCAAACGTGGACCACGTGCTGCTGTCTGTGCTGCTGGCGCGTTTATCTGTGCGTGGGTTCATTGGGATTTTATCTTTTGTGTTAAAATTAACCCACTGGCGCAAATCGCGCAGTTCAATAGGAATGTTTTGGATATTCATGATAAGAAAGAAAAAAGAAAAAGGTTGCGTTTATGCAACCTTAATTCTTAACAGCACTTCGGGCGCGTTGTAGTGTGCATAAACAGCATACACAATTGGAATTACAAACGAAATCCCAAATGTGAACACTGCCAGGATTAGTGCCACAACGATTGACACAATCCAACCTGCTGCAGATCCCCAAGATTTCTTTTTCAGCAACACAGTGCTGCTGCCTTCTTCTTTCACAGTGAATCCCTGCGTCATGAAGTCGTCAACCACACGATCCATTTCTGCCTTATCGGCAACTTCCCTTATTCGTGGACTTACCATATTTTATCACCTACTGGTTCCTTATGTATTCGTCTGCTGTTTCTAATCTACAAGCCAGAAGTTCATTTCATCTGTTCCAATACATTTTGCGCGCACCCAACCTGCAACAAAATTTAATGCAACAAGTGCGTCTGTCTTTTTCACGCTGTCTGCCATTCTTTCACTCCGTGTTGTGTGGGCAATAACCATAAAACCCATATGACAGATTGCAGTTGTGACACAAAACCCTAAAACCTTCTGGAAAATCATTTCTGATAATCCATAGATAGAATCCTGCGCCACATCCTACTTTCTGCCTGTGTTTATGCCCACCACCATTTATGTGGTCAATACATAGAAATTCTGATGCAGTTTCGCCACAGCATTCACATTTTGGATTGCCATTTGAATAATGCAATAGAACTTCTTTTCTTTTCTTCTGCGTGTATTCCTTTACATATGCAGCACGTTTTTCTATGCGTTCAGGAAATAATCCATATTTGCGTTTTGGTGCGCAGTCCGCGCAATATCGCTGTCTGCCATATGCTTCAATTTCCGTTCCACAAAACGTGCAGTTTTTCTTCATCGTATTGTTGATTGTTTCTTTGTTGGAACCCTGATTTTATCCACGTTGTTGTAAAGCCCATTGCTCGTCTTTGACACCAATATTTCACACGTAGTGCCGCGCAGTTCCTTCAGGCGCATTGGGAATGGTTCATTCACATCTTTTCCCAACATTTGTGCAACAACAGCTTTCAAACCACTGCGCGCACCCCAACTGCGATTGACACGCGTGGCCAGAAACACATCTTCATCAGTTTCAGCGTCTTTGGCGCTGACTTTAAACCACAGCATTATTTTATCAATGCCTTCTGCGTGCCATTGGTCAACAACTTTGGGCAGCACCTGGTAGTTTTCAAACGTGGCCAAATACCAATCGTCATCCAACAACACACGTGGACCATCCTGAAATTCAATTTCTTCCGGTTCTTCAAATTGTTTCATATTATTACTCCGTTAATGCAGCCTGCACTGTTGCCAGTGCTTCTGTTACAACTTCCCTGTCCATTGCACGAACAGACATATACAAATAACCTTCTAGAAACCGAAGGCTGTTTATTGCTTCTTGGTTTTCCATTTGTTCACTCCTTTCTGTTTATTCATTCACGTCTGATTCTGTTCCGCTGCAGATCAACATAGTGAAATCACATGCCGGTCCGCTATAATCAGGCGTGTATGACTTTGTATATAACTTGTCACAATGTTTGCAGTCAGTCTGCCATGCCACTGGCCTGTTCTTTAGTCTGCAAAACACGTGCGTCATTTCAACATTCCACCACGTTCTGTGCAGCCAACGCTGTTGCTTCTTTCATCGCCGCGTTCAACCGTGTGATTTCATCAGCCATTTCTTTCATTCGCACTGCTGCTTCCTGATTGATTTCCAAATAACGTTCACGCTCGCTGCTGCACGTGTTAAGTTTTGACATCAATTCCGCATTCTTTGTTGACAACTGTTTGACCAGGTTGCATTCTGCGCACTTTTGGTTCTGTGCAATCGTCAGCGCGTCAACTTCTGCTTCCAGTTCTGCGATTGTGTTTGCCGCAGCGTCTGGATCAGTCATATGTTCAATGCTTTCTTCATTAATCATTTTTCACCAACTTCAAATCATCAGTGTGCTTCGATTCGTTATATATTCGCCTGCGTTTCTTGATGCAGGAAGTGCAGATTGCAACGTGCCATTTGTTCAACAGCACGCCACAGTCTGCGCATCGTCTTTCGCCATCGCACAATGTTTGTTCAACCACCATTTGTCCACCTGCGCAGCCGGTTTTCAATCATAAGCAGCAGACCAAGCGCCAGTGCTGCTTCAATGAAGATGGCCATATCTGTCAATTCTGTGATATGATCGCGCTGCTGGTCTGCAACACGACTTTCCAGGTTGCTCGTTGTGACACAAATGCTGGCCAGTTCTGTTGAAATCAACAATTTATTTTCGCTTTTTTCGCTGCTTTGCAACTAAATCACCACCATTGTGGCAAATGGCTGCCTTCCCTGCGTGTGTCATTTCGTCATATGTGCGCAGTTCTGCTGGCCCAACTTCGCGTTTGCATTCATCACATTCATAAGAATTTTTTGGATCGCGCGATTTAAACCCACAATACGGGCAATACAGGGAATACTTGGTTGCTGCCATTGTTATCGCACCTTCTTTGTCACAATGCCATGAAGGTCAACTTCTGTTTTTTGTTTATAGAACGGTATTGTAGTGCCTGTGTCTGTGCGCAGTGATGTTTCCACCAGTGTGTTGTCAACAGTCAACGTTTTTATCTGCAGTTCATATGTGGTTTCGTGGCCATCGTGCAACACCAGGGTGGCTGTCATCAGTCATCCCGATATTGCTTCAACTCTTTGCGTGCTGCGTCCAGACCAGCTTCTGCTGCCGCCAGCTTCTGTTCTAGAACATATACCTTTTCAGCATTTGCGCCAGATTCTTTAAAGTGTGGACAGTTATAGGACATTTCTGGCCAAACCCACACAAAGTTGTTCGTCTGTTTGCTCTGTTTATTCCAGTATGCGCACTGGAAGCTGTTCATCTGTTCGTCAGTGTCAAATTCAAAATCTAACACTTCTGTGCAAAATCTACAGTTTTTATTACTTACCATTTTTGTTCACTCCTTTTAAATCTACAGTCCACGGTTCAATCACTTTTAAGTTCTTTGTAAATGCAATCAAGTGGTCTGCTAGTTTCTGGTTTGCAGTCACTGTATGGTTGCCGAGATCAATTAATTCTGTTTTTTCGTTCCACGAATTCTTATATAACAGTGGATATTTGTGTTTAGGTTTCATGCGCTTATATCCAACACTGACGGGGTTGCGCTGTGGCTTCTGCCGTTTTGGCGATGCCATAATTGGTGCTGTTTCCTTTTCATTCTTCCACATATCATCAAGTATGCCTTCAAACTTCATGCTGTTGCATCTGTCAATGCCTGAACGGATGTCGAAACTATTTATCAGCACCTTATACGTCATATTTTCCAGATGCACTATTGCATACCAGTTCTGTGGAAGTGCAGTCACACTAGCACCGTTTTAAAAAGCACAATGTCCGCAGCCAGGATTAACAAAATAAGCTGCGCCAATGCCAACACAACCAGGATTTGTCCAAGCTGTGTGTTCTGAAAAAACTGCTTCACGCTCTTTGGTTTCATTTTTCTGTTCACTCCTGCCGTTCCAAACAGCATCAGCAGCCAGGTGGCGGAGATGAAAAGACCAACCCTGGCTGTTGCCAGATACCGAACGACACCATACAGATGAGCCTTAGACTATTTATAATTGCTGTTTGAAAGCGGGATTGCTAAACTTCATCAATCAGTGGCAGCGTGGATTCTTTTGGCTTCAGCTCGTCACTAACTTTGAAGTGAAACATCTTAAACAACACAGCCCTGCGTGCGTGGATGTCATTCATCACTTCACGGTGCAGTTCTAATGACCACACGCCGTGTGCAATAAATTCTGTGTCCTGTAAAAGTGAAAGGATGTGGCCAAATGCAGCATACTGGTGGCTGTCGTGAACGTCATAAACACGTTCAACATAATCCTGTTTTTCTTTGTCCCAAACACGAATTCCGGCAAATTTCAGACAGTGCAGTTCTTTGTCAATCCTGCGCAGCTTCATTTGACAGCGTTGGAAAGGAACAGTATCATGTGCATCTGGTTGCATTTAGGCATCCAAATGTGTTGCACTGTTGCCGGTTATACTTTGCGCGTGCGCAACATATAAGAAGCAAAAAAAGAAAGGAAAGGATTGGATTTGAAGGCCACAAAAACAGAAAAATTTGTTCACTCCTTCCCATATTCGTCTGCGTTTTGCTAGTGGCCTTCGTTCCTTTTTAATTTATTTCTCTGGCGTGAATTTGTTGTTTTCAATCGTCACCATTGGATCATATGCGCCAGTGCTGGCTTTTGGTGATGACATTTCAATGCCGCCAACTACTTCTGTAGAAAGTCACACTGCCGTTTTTGACATCAGCACGCGTGACCAACAGACACAGTGGATCAGCACCCTGTATAACCCAATATTCGCCATCAGGGACCATCCAGAAAAATGTTTCACTATCCCGCCAACCGTGTTCAAAATTCAGCGTGACATCAGCACCATCCATCTTACACAGACGGATTGGTGGCGCAATTGCCTGGACACATAGTTTTGTTACATTCATTTGTTTCACCTTCAGTTTTCGTTATCCATCAGATAAACCAGCAGTTCATCCACAGATTTGCAGCCACGTCTGTATTTCAAATCCATAGTGCGCAGCCAGGTTTCCCTATTCACGCGCAGTGTCTTTGTTTTCGCTGTCATTTACTGCTGTCCTCACCATGTCAACATACATTTCATGGATGAAATGTGTTGCTTCTTTGATTGTCTTATTCGCTTCTGCTGCAGTCATTCCAACCTTCAGCCGTCTGCCAATTTCCACGCCACAATCTGCAGCTTCACCATATGCCAGCAGATCTTCTGTGGTTTTATCACGAAATGGATTTGGCAACATTTCATCGTCTGCTGCGTGCAGCTCGATCAGCGCCAGGGCAACATTGCTGATCAATTTGGCGTGCGCATTGTATTGTTCAATCATCGCTTCATCCAACACAACGTCTGTCATGCTGTCCAGCAGTTCATCAACCATTTTTGACATTTCTTCATCTGACATTGTTTTTAATCACTTCCTTCGATGGCAACTGCCATCACTGCAACTTTTTCAAGTTTGTCAGCAATTCGCTTCAACTGCCAAGCCAGTTCCATTTTCAGGAACTGGTCAACGGTTGTAAGTTCACACGCGCCCAAAAAATCAAAGTATTCGTTGCGTGCTGCGTGGTATTTTTCATCATTCGACATTTTCACATACTCCATCAATACACTTCACTGACAGTTTTTCACAGTCCAGGCAATAATGATTCGTCTGGAAGAAATCATAGGTTTCACATGGGTGCATACAATCACGGCATGGAATTGACTGTGGATAGTTTGCACACGGCATGGGGATTTCACATTCTGTTGCCATTTTTTCACCTGCTTCCATCTGAAATCACGCACCCAACTTTAGCCACTTGGTTTCTGCACCAAAAGTGTTCAGCCACTGCAGTTCTTTGCGTTCCTGTCGTGACAGCTTCGATTTCGTGAACGTGCGCTTGGTGTAAAAACGGTTTGCTTCAACGCGCTGTTCACAGTTCATACAAGCAGGCGATTCAACAGAAAATTCCACGCCTGCACATCGTGCCTTATTTAGTCTGCACATTGTTTGTTCACTTCCAGCACATTCCTGTGCTGCACGCCTGAACGCAGACATTTGATATAAAGTTGTCTATTTATCCACTTGTTTATTCGCATTCCGCGTGAGAATAAACAGCAGGCAATGACGCGTCACAACTCACATATGGGTGCGTGTTTTAGTTAAAAGAAAAGAGCTGCGGCCTTCTTTTTCAGACCACTTTCAAATACCCCACCATGTTTAGAAAACCCATTCATGAACACCATAAAGAGCCAGTATTCGTTTATGTTCAGGATGAAGCTTTCTGCGTGTTGCGATGAACAGCTTTGATGCTGGAAATGACTGAGAATAAAACAATAATTGCCCAAGCGCCTGCTTAAGATACATCCCATTGTTGCCACCTTTGACTTCTATTATTTGTGGTGGCGCACCATCAACATAAATATCTACAATTCCGTTGTCACATATAAATTGCGGGGTGCATAATATTCCACGCGACTCAAATTCTCGCAACAATTCATTTGTATATCGTTTTTCTGCACCAGTTGGTTTTGCACCCATTTCTGCATCGCAAATGAGCTGTGCTATTGTTTCATCATTCTTTATTCCAAATGGCGATAATTCGTCATTCAGATACGTTGATGAAACATATTTTGGGATTTCTTTATAATAACAATTCGTGCAGACAAAATTGTTTACATCTTCAACCTTAAAAGAAAAATCACATTTGTTGCAAGAAATTTCAGATAGCATAATGTGGCATTCTCATACCACATCATAATGCTATCGGTTTATTTATGCAGTTTCGCCACTGAACACTTTAAGTGCAAGTGTCAAAAGTGCGCCTGCAAGCAAAAGATAGCCAGCTTCTGCACTTGTCACAGTCACATACTGTGGTATGAGAGCCAGCGCACCTATAATGAATACTGCGATCAGCACCCATGACTGTGGATTGCTTATGAATCCAGACCAAGAAAATGTTAATGCCATTTTTATCACCACCTTAAAGAAGTCGTATTGAAACCACGGTTAAAAATAAACCACCAATAATAGTGCCCATTAATCCTATAAGCCACCTTTGCAATTTATCCCTGTCTGCAGCCTGCTGTTTTACTGTGGCAATTGCCAGGGATTCCAATTTATCCCTGTCTGCAGCCTGCTGTTTTAATGTGGCAATTGCCATGGATTCCAACCGATGATCATATTCTTCACAGATTTTTGCCATGTCCTTGTCGTGTTCATCTTCTATTCTGTTTATTTCTTTATTTACCGCCTCACGCAGAGTAGAAATTTGGCTGGTAATTCCATCAAGTTTGTCGTTTAGTGTTGTTGATACATTATTAAATGAATTCACCATTGATGCAATGTCACCATTCTGCCGCCTCTGCCAATCAGTTATTCCTGCAATCCGTTCACCAATTGCAGCAACGTCTGTGTGTGCATTTTGCGCAACCTGCCGTATTTCTTTTGCAACATCTTCCAATGCTGAAAGACGCAACCCGGCTTCCAGGGTTGCGTGGTCTGCATGTGCGTCGTCACGTCTTTTTCGTGCTGGTTCGTTTTCTGGCATTTGTCTGTTTCACATTCAGTGTTTTTTCGTGCTGTGCCACTGTCTTTTCAAGTTTTGCCAAGCGCTGTTCAACCGTGTCGGCCTGACGCACATTTATCACGGTTGGCGGCGCTGGTGGTTCTTGTGTTGATGCAAGCAGCGCGTCAACATCTTCCTGTGTTATCCCTGGATATTTCTGTTTAATCATCAGCGTCCTGCCTAATAATGATAAAAGCTAGTATCACGAAGGAAATATGGTGTTAGCATTATTCGTGAACCAACATCAGCGCCTGTGTCTGAAAATCCTAATATTGTATTCATCGCCCAAATTCCACCCTCTGTTCCATTTGTATATGATCCGCCAACAATCAAAAATCGTTCTGCTGCTGTGGATCCAGTAGTGTATGTGCCACACCAGTATGTGTTGGCAGAACCTGTAACAGTAGCTGGCCAAAATGGCATCCATTCTGTTTCGTGATAGCCTGCATCATATGACATCGCGTTGACATAGCCTGTGGATGCAAGCGTGCCCAAACCCGTCACCTGGAACTGCGTGTTCACGCCTGTATTTAGTAGTTGCGCTGTGGTATAGTCAGCCAGCGGCGTTGCTGCACCACCGGCACCAATTCCCTGTTGGTTATAGCGCACCCACAAATTCCTGTTTGTGTCAATTTCGTGCGCATCCAGCATTGTCCACGTATTGCCCCAAAGGTTTTCAACACCACGATACGACATTGCATATATAGGGCCAGCAGCAACCTGCACCTGTCCAGACGCGTTGCCCAAATCAATATTGTGATAGCTGCCATTTGTCATCGTGTATGATGAAGTCCAACCAGTGTATTGTCTGTTTGCGCCAGTGTTTATTCCAGCAGACAGCCCACCACGCGCTGTTGATCCTGATGGTGTTTGGCAGTTCAGGTTCGCATATTCAATAAGATAAAGCCACTGCAGCGCACTCCACGCCTGAAGATCAAGCAATTCGTATCGCTGCACTGTGCCGCCACCCTGTGCGGCACCCATCAGGTTTGCACCATTCCTGCAGTCAGCACGTGCCGTTGATATTGTTGGTGCGTTGTTTGCGCCAGAATACAGAACACCGTTTGACAGCCATCCTTCATATGCGCCAATCATAATGTAGTCAATCGGATTCTGAGCGCGCAGAAACGCAGGGTGCAGCCGGTAACCCTGCATTGGATATGGAGAAATCCAGTGGTATCTGTAGTTTCCTGACACATAGAATTTATACCAGAACTTCGGCACGTAAACAAAAATTTTTCCCATTCCGCTGCTGTCTGTGTATGTTAAATTTCCATAATCGTCAATTTCGCCATAAAATGAATCAATGTCGCTGGTAATATTAACCATCGCGCGCTTCATTCCGCACCAGGGCATCAGCCCATCGCCACCTGTTGGCGCGTTTGCATCTTCATCAAACGTGTCAAATGATGAAACATAAGGACTTGATGCAGTATTTACGTGAAATATTGCATCCACGGCTGCGCCTTCAAGATAGTTTCCAAATTTGTCATTCATCACGCGTGTGATGGAAGCGCCAGGATCAGGATTTGTTATGTCAATTTTAACGCCAACTGCAACTGGTGGTCGTTTGCTGTCATATGAAACATATCGTGTTGATTGATTCGCCATTATTTCCAATTCCTGCCAATTTCACCAAGTTGCCACCTGTTTTCTGTTGCAAATGGCATTGGTCGTGTCCAGTTAAATTTGAACGCATCGCACACAATTGGCGTGATCACTTCACCATCAGGCGTGAAGTCCAACTTCACTTCACGAATTAAATCTGTCAACGTCATATTATTAAGCTGCACACTAACTTTGCACCCCAATCTGAATTCACCACTTAGGTTTGCCAGCGTGCCAAATATTGCCATTTCTGACGGTTCCAGGTTAATCGTTGCAGTCGCATTATATTGTTTCAGTTTCAATTCTGCATTGCTTTTATCGCGCATCCACGCAACAATCTGTGCCTTTGTAGGATTTCCACCAGCAACTGCTTCTGTCTGCACGCTGCCTGTATCAAAGAATTCTTCCATCCTGCCAACAGATGCGATTTGATGATTCGCAGCACCACCATATAAGTCATAAATCGTGTCGTTTTGTGTTGTGTGATATAGTCTATATCCAAGTTCACTGCTGACTGCGCCACTTGATGGATCAATGTCAGGCCCACCACCAATGACCACTGTGGCATCCGGTTTCTTTTCTTGGTATGTGAAATCACGCACAGTGCCAAGATCAGTTCCAAACGTAACCCTATCAGTCATATCCGTGGCCATATACATAAAAAACCAATATCTGTATGCGCCAGTTTGGGCCAGATATTGGACATCAAAGCCCAAATCTGCATCCAAATAATTATATGCAGCAGTCCCTGTTGACATCTGACTAGCCTTTTTGGCCATTTCATATGCGGTTTCCCATCGCGCCCAATATTCTATATTTTGGCCATATGATGGACTGTGGCCAATTCCAGAATTGAAATATGGTATTTTTCGCCACGCCGTTGGCTGTCCATCGCCAAAGTAATAATACAACATTCCTTCCACGAATTGTTCAACTGGTTGGCCATCATATCCACAGTATCTGGCATATCCGCTGTAATAGCCGTCCTGCGAAAAGTAATGCTGCCAATCTGGTTCCATCACGCGCGCCTGCAACAACCAAAGGTCTGACATCCCTGTTAATTCCAGCATGTCATCGCCACCTTTCCAGGTGCGTGTGGCTTCTGTGATAGGGCCAGCGATCAGTGGGTTTATCTCGCTGTTTCTATACGCAGCAATGGAAAACTTTGTTATTGGATCTGTGGGTGCTGGTTTAAAAACGCTGTTGAATTCTGCATATGGCATCGTCAGTGACCAGGTGGACATATCAGCCCATTTTTGATCAACATGAAATTCTGTCCATTTTTCGATATAATCAAAAAGCGTGCCGTCCTGCTGGTTGCGCCCCCAAATCTGAATGCTCATATCAGAATTTGCTGTTGGTTCTTGAATCATATTCCATTATACCTGTTGATCCATCTGAATGATGCCCACGCAGAATCATCGCGCGCGTTCTGTATTATTCCAAATGAAATTCTGTTTTCTCCAGGAACCAAATTAAAGTTGATGTTGCTGGTTGTCCACAGGTCACAATATGTGTTTCCATAGCTGCGCGGCAGTGCGTTTGTTGAATAAATCCAGTGCAGGACGCAGCAGCTTCTATATCCTGGCCTGCAGTCAATATACAACCGCGCGTTTAGGTTAAGATAACTTGTGTCGGGGTTTCCATATTTTATTTGTTTTCCAGTTGTTTCGTTGTTTATTGTAATTTGATTAATATAATTGGCGCTACCTGTCGCAACTGTGATTATTGGCCACGTGTCAACATCACCATCATTATATACAACCTGTGGTCGCAACAGCGCGCCATTTGGATTTGTCCATTTCTCTTCAGTTTCAACTGGATCATACCAATATGGAGAATGGCAAATAAATGTGATGACAAACAGCCTGGTTTTATAATTTCCCGTTTCGCCACTTTCCATAAATGACATTCCGGTTTCGAAGTGGCAATTTATCAGCCTGGTCAATGGCACAGTATCAGAAGTGACAACTTTTATTTTTCCTTCGCCGCGCATTGGATCAATCGAATATTCTAGCATTCGCACACTGTCACGAAAATCATCTGCCGTGTCACCTTTAACCGTAATAGGCAGCGTGATTTCACGTGGACTTGTATTAATATTTTGGACAATTTCACCTGGATATGTGTAAACTTTTGTCGTGCTGTAATCAAATGGTGGCATATGCCTGCCGTCAATGCCCTGGCGCACTTCATAGTTCACGCCGTCTGTGAGATCGAGCGTGCCGCCTTCAGGTGTTATAAAGTAAATCTTTTCATCATTAACCATATTGCGCACCGTTCATTGCTTCTGCTCGTTTCAGCAGTTTCACAATTTCTTCTTCTGTTATTGGCTGCGTGATTAAGCCAGACAAATTGATGTGATAACTGTTGCCGCCACTACCAATTCCACGCGTGTCAATTGGCGTGCCGCCATTCTTCAAATCGTGTTCTGGAATGACATATTCACGTTCACCTGCTTCACCAACCAACACTGGCGTGCCGCCAGGGCGTGGTTCGATGACTGCACCGTGTGCTAGATGTGGAAGCAGGCTTCCCCAATCTGGCATCGCTGGAATTAGGCCAGACCAATTTGGCATTGCAGGGAATAATCCACCCCAATCTGGCATTGATGGCATTAATCCACCCCATGATGGCAATGCTGGTAATAATCCACCCCATGATGGCAATGCTGGTAATAATCCACCCCATGATGGCAACGCTGGTAATAATCCACCCCATGATGGTAGCGCAGGAAGTAAGCCACCCCATGATGGCAGTGCTGGTAGCAATCCACCCCAAGATGGAAGTGCTGGCAGTAGTCCCCCCCATGATGGCAACGATGGTAATAATGAACCCCAAGATGGAAGTGAAGGAAGCAATGCACCCCAATTTGGCATTGCTGGTAATAACGCACCCCAGTTTGGCATAGGTGGCAACAGTGCGGCCCAGTTGGGCATAGCTGGTAGTGGTAAATGTGTGAAGAATCCAGAAATTTGCCCCCCTATGCCGCTCAATGCGCCCAAAATTGTGCCACCCGCACCAGCGAGTTGACCGGCTATTCCACTTAATGCACCCATTATCACGCCGCCAGCACCAGCGAGTTGACCGGCTATTGAAGAAAAAGCGCCCATTATGACGCCGCCCGCACCACTCAATGCAGAAGCAATTCCACTGACCGCGCCACTTAATGCGCTGCTTATTCCTGCGCCAATGCCGCCAAGTGAACCCCCAATCCCACCAAGTGCGCCAGAAATCAGGCCACCAAGTCCAGACAGCGCACCATTTATTGCATTCAACAGGCCAGTTCCAACAGCACCCCAATCAATACCCGCCAGTAATGCTGGAATTGCCAAAAATGCAACACCAAATGCCGTTAATAATGCCCTTCCAACAGAACCCCAATCAACGTTTGCCAGGAATGTGCCAATTCCCTTCAAAGCATTGCCGATTGCAGTTAAAACGGCAACGCCAACCGCGCCCCAATCAACGCTGGCTAGACTATGCGCCATTGATGAACCTGACGAACTCATTCCCGAGACCAATGCACCGCCAATTTTTGCTGCAATGGAACCCCAATCAATCTTTTCCAATACTGATAATAATGCGCCTCCAATTTTGTCGATAAGCGGCAACACTTTGGTAATTGCGCCGCCTATTAGTGCTTCAAGTTTTCCTGCAATGTCTGGTCCTGCAATGCTTTTGCTTATTGCGCCACCAACGTCACCCTTTCCACCAGGTGAAAAGATGCTGTCAAATACTGAACCTATCGCATTAACAATTCCCTGAAACGCGCCTGCCCAATCAATGCCCATCAGAAAACTAAAGATTTTATCCTGGATGCCCTGCAGGGAATCAAGCAACCCCGCAAACGCGCCACCATAATCAAAGCTTTTCAATCCGTTTAAAATATCGCCACCTATTGCAGAAGCGCCGGATGCAACGGTTTTTAACCCATTCAATATTGATTGCCCGATGGAACCCCAATCAACTGCTTTTAGAAAATTAACGGCTTCATTGCCAGCATTTTGTATGCCCGTAAGCATTTCTGTGCCAATTTTGCTAAAGATTGACCCCCAATCCATAGCTCGCAGTGAATTGTATGCTCCCCCAAATCCGGTTTTGATTTCATTGATTGCGCCAGTAATGTTGCCACTCGTTAGATCACTAAATGCTGTGGATAAATGGCCACCTAACGTTTGAACAATTGGAACAATCTGGCCTATCGTATCTCTAAACGTGCCAGACGCCAGCGATGCCACAATCAACCCACCACCAATCAATGCAATCCCTGCCACTATAGGAATTGCTGCGGGTCCTACACCTGCCAAAACCTGACCTAACATTGTTGACTGCACAGCGGCCACGCCTGCTATTGATCCAACACTTTTAAGCGGCGCAACCAGTTCTTTTGAAATCCCCGAACCACTGCCTGTCAGTGCGGTGATGGCAGTGCGCAATGACGTGGTTTCCTTTTTAGCATCCATCATCCCCATTTTAAGGTCTTTCGTGCCAGCTGTGGCATCGAGCGCATCAGTTGCAAGTCCCCCGCCTGTTCCCAGGCTGGTTTTTGATACTCCTTTAAGGTCGTTAAGTTCAGCTTTTGATGCTGCCAGCTCTGTGCGAAGCTCGGTCATGCCTGATGAATCAACGCTCACGTTAATTGTTGATCCGTCAAGTGAACTTATTTCACTCTGGACATTATCAAGTGCAGAAGTATCAACATCTGTGGTAACATCAATCGTTGACGTTCCTAGATCAGCAATAGTGGATTGTGCAGCATCAAGGGCGCTGGTGTCAACGTCTGTTGTTACGTTAAGCGTTGAATCCTGCAGGGAATTGATAGTGCTTTCTGCGTCTGTTATTGGCGCGGTGTCAACATTGGTGGAAATATCAACGGTTTTGTCCGCCATTGAATCAATAGCCGATTGCAAATTGGTTATTGCACTATCATCAACATCATTGATGCTTAATTGAACCGCCAAATCAGCTATGACATCGGACATTTTTTACTGTTCAGGTATGTCAAAAATCGAAAATTTCTGCGGCGATCCGCCAGTTCCACCGGTTCCAGATTTTGCACTGGCTTCATTGCGCTTTCTTTCCCGTTCCTGGGCCTCGGATTTTATTTTAAAATAAGCAATCCATTGTGTGATTTCATAACTGCTTGTATTTGCGCATAGCTGTGTGACCGTCATGTGCAGTTTTTCTGCCAAAAGAAAAAGAAAACGAAGCTCATGCTGAGCTTTCAGTTTTTTTCTGCGTCATCAACTCCGTCCTGATCCAAACCAGAAAGTTTCTGAATCACAGTCGCCAGGCGTTCCAACGGTTTGCTGTTTTTCATCAGCAATCCAGCTTTCTGTGATTGCGAGAAAACACGATCACCAGTGTCTGGATTATAAGCACCCAAAATAACAATGTCTGCTGTGGTGCTTTTGGTTTTCACTTTGTTGGTTTTGCCGTCAACTTCCAGCATGCCACTTAGAACAGCACGATCCGCGCCAGACAGGTTTTTGCATAATATCTTAATATTGTTCCATTCCGGCACAGTCACAAGTTCCGTTCTTTCATCATTTATGTTCAGAATTTCTTCTGCCAAATTGCGTGTTGCTTTTTCTACCAAAGTATATCACCATATGCGCAGTGCGCTAGATTGCTATTTATAATCTGCTTACTATGTGGCCATCTGCGTCAGAATCGCCAGACCACGATATTGTTTGTTCCAAAACGCCATCCACAGCATCCTTCAATTCTTCACTGTCCATCAAAGCCCACGCCAGCAAACTGTAGTTTGCAGACATATAAAAGTTGATTGCAATCGTTGCATCTGCCAGCATTTCTGTGTTCCAATATGGTGCGATGGATAGGGTTGCAACTTCTGTTGGATCATAGAACGTTCCAATTGTGCCGTTCACATCATTCAATGAACGCGTCACCGTCTGATAGTTCTGGCCAAATGGCGTGATGTCTGTGATCTTTGGTTTAATGCTCAGACTGAAATCTTTCGCATAAAGAAGCTGTCCCATTGGCAGATATTCGCCGCTAACAGTTATCGGTTCGTTTAGTGTCTGGTCTGCTGCAAACGTCAGCGTTCCCGTTAAACGGTTGACTGTGAAATTTCCAGTGCCGTTGGTTGTAACTGCATATGTCGGACTTAAAACTTGTTTTGTCGCTGCAGTGATCTGATATACTTTGTGGATGCTCAGATTTGTGCAGGCTTCATTTGTCAGCACTGCTGCCGTTCCTGAAGCATAAACAATTGCGTGGTGGCCTGCAGTAATTGTTGCTGCCATATTGTGCCACCACTGTTTAAGTTATTACAACTGCAGAACTGGAAGCGTTGCTTACTGAATAAGTAACTTCAACGTAGCCATCTGGCGCGTCTTTTATCTCTATACTGTCAACCACTGCTTTGAATTCCACGGCAGGCGTTGTTGCTGTCAACAGAACTTTCACATACAAATCCGTATCTGAAACCATGTTGGCCCAAAAATATGCCTGGCCAGTTGCTGCTTTTTCCAAAAATCCTGCAATCGTTGCAGTCACGTCTTTTATTCCCGGTGCGCGCGCAACATACACAGGCGCGCTTGCAGCAAATTCTGTTACGTCAACGCTTTTGCCGTCAAACTTCAAATCAACGTTGTTGATGTGTTCAACAACCTGTGTTGGCGTTGCTGCACTATTTGCCTTAACTGTTGGCAGATTCCCTTTAGTTATTGCCATTTCTTAATTCACCTTATCCATTCGTTATAGGGCCAGTGGACTGCGCTGAAAATGAAACGTCAATCGTTCCATCTGGCGTTGTTTTTATGTCAATACCATCAACCATCACCTGTGATTTGATGAATTTTGTTCCATCATACAGGTATTTAAACCACAGTTCAGCGCCATTCACAGCGTTGTCAACTATGATTGTCTGGCCTGTAGTATCGCCATAATCGTCAAAAAATCCATCTGCAGTGTATTCAACGTGCTGCATTCCAGTGATTCTGGCCACATATTCCTGCGCAGAACACGTGAACACGGTGCTGTCAATATTCTTCATCATAAACTTTGCACCCAATGCGTTCATTTGTGCAACTGCGTTGTATGCACCAGCACCACCTGCAACATTTGAAGCCTGCAGGCAGCCCAAAATTCCTTTCGTTATTCCTGCCATTTTCTTTTTCCTTTTAAGATTGCGTCACATTCACTGCCACAAAAACAATTCCGTGATAATGAATCATGTCAGAATCACGCAATATGTTTGCAAAATCAATATTTGTGTTGACGTGGGCATATCCTGTGATTGTCAATGGCTGATTGTCCAGCAGTTCTTTAATATGCGTGATAATATCCGCGCATTCTTTCCTGCCACGATAAACAGACCAGACATGCAATGTATATGTTACGCGCTGTCCATATTCGTCACCTAAACAATCCCACGGTGTTTCAGTCGGATTGTCTAAATGAATATAAGGTTCCAGCGTGCCTTCTGGAACGAAATCATATGACGTGCAACCGTGGACTGTCACAATATCGCTGCCGTTTAGCGTGTCCAGGATTTCCTGGCCAGCTTCCAGAATTGCAGATTCGCGTGTTTTCGTCATGATTCTGTCAGCATGTTTCTGATATATTCGCCAACCTGGTCACGTGATGCTTCAGTTCCATTTTTCATATAGAAAACGCCAGGCACAAAACTGCCACTGCGCGTGTGATGTCCGACTTCCACATAATATGCATAATCCGTATGCGGCGCAACCTGCACTTCGGTGTCACTGACCTGTTCAACTTCGATGCTGCTGCGCAGTAGTCCCGTATCAACAGGGCAGTTTTCCTTGCAGGCGGTGGCAATCAACTCACCGCCCTGATACAGCGCCGTTGCTGCATTTGCCTTTATTTCATCAACCTTCGCTTGAACTGCTGCTCCAACGTCTGATTTGTCAATAGTGACTTTTATTTGCATTTTATCGTGCAGGTTCCACCTGTTCAACGCAAAACAATATCATAAACAAGTTTTTGTTTTCAACATTGTTGATGTTCAAAATGTTCATCATTCGTGTGCCGTGTTTAATCCAATGTTTCAACGTCACATCTGAATTATACCAGGTCGTGATTTTCCAATATGCATATGCTTCAGTTGCACTTGATGTGTATGTTTCACCACCAATTGCAGCAGGTTTTGATGATGGTGTTTCAATCGAAGCCCACGCATCAGCAATTGTTGTGTCAATTGGTGCTGCAATGCCACCATATCCATCACTGGTTTCGCTTCGTGAAATGAAACTTATCCGTTCATCAAACGCCTGAAATGGTGGCACAGAAGGTTGCATTGGCTTCTGCGCTGGTGGCTGCGCAATCGTCATAAGTAAATCCTATATGGCTGCAGTTTCGTTATCACATCAGGCGGCAGCACGCCGGTTGTCCCCTGCGTGAAGAAATACGCAGCAGCTTCCATGATGGCATCCTGGATGTCCTGTGGAACTTTATCTGCAGTATCACCATATCCACAGACGTATTCAACAACCATTCCGTTGCGCATTCGCGTGTAGTTCCAAGTATATCCAGTTTTTAAAACTGCCCTGCCTGGCTCGCTGAATGTGTCAGCAAAATAACTGGTGTCATTTTGTGCAATTGAAGTTCCAACGTCATTATATGTCGTGATGTTTGCAATCGATTGCAATGGTGGACGTGGCAGCACAATATAGTCATAATTTTTGAACACGTCTTTGTAGTCTAACATCAACTGCCACGTCTGTGTGATGAATGCGCGCCTGGTGTAGTTTTCTGCCATTATGCGTGCAGATGTGGCAAACTGCTGCAATCTGTCGTTATAATCGTCACTATCCAGGCGCAGGAACGTCTGCACGTCTGTGCCATCAACCAGTTCAACTGCTGGTGGCGTAACAATCTGAATCATGTTATGCTTCCCCCCATGTTCCAGTTGGCAACAGCTTTATTGATCCTCTCATGTTTTCTGGAACTTCCTGTGTGCCGTCAACAAAATAAACCCTGGTTTCGTGCTTATATTGCTTCACCTTTGTTGCTGATCCAATTCCTGGAACCACTGCATCATCTGGCGCTGTGTCGAGTGCAAGCAGTGGGATAAGAACTTCTCCGAGAGATGCATCAATCATGACAATTTCGCCTGCAACCAATGATTTCTTTTTGACTATCGTTCTTCCGCTCAGGATTGCCCACACGATGTTGGTTGCTAATGTAAGATCAATCACGTTTCCATCTATGTCAACAAATGAGATGTCGTAAAGCCTGTCGCTGCCAGAAGTCAGACTTAAATCCGTGGTCATGTCAATTTCATATCCTTTTCAATAACCGCCGTTAACTTTTGTCTATATACTGTCAGCATTGGTGGCGTTCCATAGATCCTGCTGCAACTATACGGCAGCCAATCCATCCAGGTTCCCGCGAGCGCAGTCATACGATTTTGAACAGTCAACGCTCTGGCGCAACCGTCATACAGTGGTGCATCGCCAGGGAGCGCAGTCATGACTACCGGAATCCAAAACAGAAATGCGCAGCCGTTTATATCACGGTTTCCTGCAACCGCAGTTAACCTTACTGTTACTGTTGGATTTAAATAAACCGGAATTCCACAACTGATTTGCATAGTTCCAGAAACCGTTGCACCCATCGTTTTTTCCAACAACATGGGTGCTGGCGTGCAACCACCTAACATTGGATACAATGCAGCATTTCCTGCGGTCATCGTGTGCGTTATGGTTATGGTGGCAAGTGCCGTGTTGCAGCCTACTTCATATGTTCCGTTTGCCGCTATGGCGTGAAATGTCCAATCCGTCATTTTTATGACATATATCCTTTAAACAGTCCAAGTTGGTCAAAGTAAATTATGCACTTGTCTGCACTAGCAGTGTTGCATTGCAGAATCCAGGGCGTTGATGAATACGTGTGTGCAAGATTTGTGGTCATAGTTAACGTTGTGGTCCCTGCGCCTGATGCAATAACGTTGGTTTCACTGGCGTTTGCATCCGCAATATAGACCGATTGCCCATTGACAAATCCAGCGCCAGATGTCAGTCCAACGGTTTTTTGTCCAGACGTGTTCAACGGACCAGCACCTGTAAGCACTGTGTTGATCGCGCCGCCGGACAAATCAAGATAGCCGACTAATGGCCAGGTTGTGTTTGCGCCTGCAGTCTTTTTATAAATAATCGCGCCAACCATCGCGGAATACGTCATGTTGGTAAGCATGATCCCGTTCGTGGTGCTATATGCTGTAGGCGCTTGAATACTGGCGTGACTTGCAGTAATGACATTATAATAAAACGGCGATGCCGTGGTTGAATCGGTGTAAGGTGCGAGTGTCACCAGTTGCATTCCGTTTGCCGCATAAGTTCCGGTTGCGCCTATATCAAAATTAAGCACATCCGACCAGTATTTTTTTGTCTTATCCTGCACATATGGCGCGCCACCGTAAACTCCAACCAGCGCCATCATGATTGTGTCGTTGGTCCAATCAAATGCCGTATCTGATCCGACGGCACCGGCAAACAAGTTTCCTGCATAGTAATACAGATGGCCTGTTAAGTTTGTAAGTGTCATGTTAGGTTTTCCTTCTAGTTTTTAAACATTTAATGCGGTATATCCAACCGGAATGCTGAACGATTGTTTGATTTCGCAAATTGCCGTTATGTGTTCGATTACAAAATCGGTTTCAAAGAAATCCAGATTAATAGAATTGCCCATTGCTGAATACCCTGCAACATTTGGATGCGCTATACCGTCAGATGATAATGCCGGATTCACGCGCCCTGGATTGTTTGGATCGTCTAGCACATCATAAAAGTCAATCAGATTGAAACCATTGGCTTCTGTATAGTCTGCCACCCACGCATTGATGTTGTTAACAGCATCAATATACATCTGCACGCATCCATCATAACCCCAATCTTCAACAAATGGCGTAACTGTGCAACACACTGGAATTATATCATTTGCAACTGCCGCGTCACACACAGTTTCAACGTTTCCCGTCACGAAAGCAACTGGATCACCAATTGCTGGCGATTGCCTATAAAAATGATTAATGTCGTTTACGCCACCCATAAAAACCACGTAGTCTGGTTGATAATACATTTGTCCAGATGAAAGTGTAGGTAGTGTGCCGTTAAGATATGCCGCAAATTCACTTAGAACATCACGCGGGACGCCGTGGCTAGGTGGGCTTCCTATTGAACCGCTGGTGTTACCACTTACGCCAATGTTTAAAACGATCCATCCTGGCAACCGCGTGTGGAGAATATATGGCCACGGAGCAGCCGGTTGTTCAATTAATGGAGCCCACGGCAGAAAGGTAAATGGTTCATTGTATGGATAACCCGCAGTGATTGAATCTCCAATGCAGAGTATTGTCGGTGCTGCGTGTTTCATGCTTATGCTTATTGCGGGATGTATTGCAGCCGTGACCCAATTGCTGCGCCTAAGTTTGACCCGCCCCCCATAGCAGTATTTTGAGTGACATACTCTTGCGTAGCCATACCACCACCCCCAGAGTATCCAGAAGTGTAACACGATATCACATATGCGTTGCTTGACGGCCTGGCGATGCCGACGCTGCAAAGCCACGCTGTTGTGTAGGCCGCGCCGGTGATTGCCATTGGGAACATCGCCCACGCATATGCCCCCGTTGTATTAATTGCGGAAACGTTACCGCCACCCGTTATCGTAAGGGTCACGCCTGTGCTGGTGTATGGCGGCGAAACAGATGACATAGACGAGCCGGACGGACATGGGACAAAGCCATGATCTGCTATCCAGGGGGTGTATGATCCATCAATAAATATACCGTCGAGGTATTCCGCAATGTTGCCCCATAGGTTTTCCCACCCGCGGTATGATACCGCATTCGTTGTAGTCCCAGAACTATATGTTGCACCGTTGTCGAGTGTAGAATAAACGACGTTGCCTGACGCGTTATTTAAACTTGCAGTGTGACCCGTGTTCTGAGCGCTTTTCGCGGACCACAAATACGTAAGATTATTAATCCCCGTGCCGACTGCACCACCAACATACCATGTAGCACATTCGACTACTGCCATTAATCGGATAGCTTCTAATGCTTGTATTTGTATAAGGCCCCATCCGCTGCCCCGTGCAGCAGCATACCCGCGCAGCGTGTCCATGATTTGTGACCCGCTCGTCATGGTCGTCGGTTGGACGCCGACCTTTGATTCATATTTGCCGGTTGCCGCGTTGTAATATCCCTCAAACGCGCCTACTAAAACATATGGCAATCTTCTACCATTTGAAATAAACGCAGGGTGTAAATCTGAGGCAACAATCGTGTGTGTTGTAGTTCCGTCTTGATTACTAATAACATCGCCTAGCGCGTTTGAAATCCAAAATGCTACCTTATTCGTCGTGCCTGCATCTATATAGTAATAAAACGATTTTAGGACACCCACAGTTTGTCCATTAGCTCCAGATGCATCATAACCACATCCGCCACAATGCGCAGTCGGTGTGCCATTGTCGAGTATATTCCAGCGTCCGCACGCTGCCCATGGCTGCACGCTGTTAAACGCCGCGCCGGCGGTCATGCCGACGTTCGCACCTAAACGGATTAATGTTGGCGATGAGTTGTTAGAAGTCCACAATACGCCGTATGCTGTCATTTCTCACCTTTGAAACACAAAATTAATTATTCTGTCTGCGCCCTGCGAAACTGGCGATCCAGACGTTCCACTGCGCACTTTGAACCATCGAAATGGCGACAAAAGTGGGCCAGACGTATCAAGTGAAAATGCTGCACCTGCAGCAACTGCAGCAGAAGGATTCACAGCGGTTCCTGCTTCGTTTGTCAATTCGTCAAACGTTCCACCAGATGAACCGGCTACTTGAAAAGACAAACTTGCAGCAGTCCACGCAGCTGGCATTATAACGCCAATGCGCGTTGCGCCGCCAAGAAAATCAACAACTGAACTTAATGATGTGCCATTTGTAATAGTAACCGGCACAATCCATTTATATGGCATTTTTTATTTCCCCTCAGTTAAGATATAGGAAAAAAATAAAAGAAGTGGGCAAATGCCCACTGTGTTGTTCTATGCTACAACCGTCGTGTAGTAAGGTCCGTGACGTAGGTTTGACTGAATCAGTGTTACATCAAACGAAACCGTGACTGAACCAGTTGCAGCATTAAGCCTGAACCAACGCTTGTTTCCTAGATATTCAAAGATATACGTGTGGCCATTGTCTGCCGCAGCGGTCATCGTAAGAACGCCTGCGGAAATCTTTGTGTTGCTGTTGTCATCACGCACAGCCAGTGTGTTCGCGGTTGGCGTAACTGCCGCGCCAGCGTCAGTTGCTGATACATCAGTCTCATACAACGTGAAAACGTAGTTTGAAACAGACGCGCTTGTAGTTGCGTGAAGCACAAGCATATTGGTTTCAAAACCCTGCGTGTCAACGTTCGTGGTAGTGAACGCTGAGTTGAATGCAGCGGCGTTTGCGCACGAAGTGGCTTCAAAAAGCACTTTGAGCTGCAGCCGGTGCAGCAAATCTTTCATTGACATTTTTCTTTATCCTCATTTTCCATTTCGTTAATGGCATTTTGCAGCGCCTGGATTGCACCAACAGCGGCATTGGCATTAGCCAACGCCACCTGCCGGTTGTTTTCATAAACAGCAATCATTTCCTGCAATTTTTCTTTGGTCAATTCCATTTGATTAACCGTCCGTCCACACCGGAATCCTGTATATCGAAGCGCCAATGTAGATTCTAAGCGCCAATTGGTTTGCACAGAAAGCAGGCGTGCTTGTTCCATATGCAGATCCTGCGGTTGTGTCGCACGATGATCCCGCGCCGGTTACTTTAAATGCAGGATTTGTTGCGCCGCCATCAAGCGTGATCAGTCCAGTTGCTGCAGTGATCACACATTTTGACGTGCCAATAGTAACATCACCAGTTAATTGTGATGTGGTGTCAACTGTCAGTGCGCCCTTCGTCTGAATGTTTCCACTAGCAGCTGTGATCAATGCGCCGGTTCCCGCATATCCAGTTCCAATCGTCACATTGCCAGTTAATTGACTTGTGGTCGTTACCGACAATGACGTTCCTGCAGTGATTGAACCAGATGGGCTGAAGTTTCCTGTGTATGCTACAGAGCCAATGGCAGAAACCACTAAACGGTTTCCACCCTGGTCAATGTAAACACCAGTTGTTTTTGTCACAATCAATCACCAGATTATGTTTGACAGGTCAATACTGTATATGCAAGTTCATTCACTGCACCGCCACCAACGCCCAGGCGCTCTGTGAATAGTGAAACAGCGCCTTTGGTCGTGATTTCATCACGGATGGTGTAGATTCCAGGGTTGTCAACAATCGTATATGCTTCCGTGAAATCACCATATGCAATCGGATATGTGGATGAACCAATGTTTGGCATTGACGGAGAATAGAGAATGGGTTTTCCAAACAACATATCGCGCGACGGTCCAGGAAGTTCTGACGACAATCCGTATTGCTGCTGAACGTTATCTTCTATCATATAACGTCCCATTCCGTCCTGGAATTTTCGCAGATATGCCTTCGTGCTTCTGTTCATAATCCAACAGGCGTTTTGCTGATATACTTCAGGCAGTGCTTCCTGCATAGTTATCAGCACATCAAAGTCATTGATTGCTGCAGACGTGCCGGTGTGCGTGTTGGTCACGGAAGTTCCAGATTCTGTGGCAGCGGTCATAATGCCTTCAGGCTGTCCAGAACCAGTTCCATTGATAAATGCCGCGCCTTCAAGTTGCGCCATATAACGCGAAACCCGCTGCGTCATCCATCCTTCCACATCGAAAGCACCAATGCGTGCCATCTTCTGCGTCATTATCGGCATCGCATACATTGGATGCGTTGGAATGCGCATTTCATTAAGGGTCATGTTGGCAGTTGCGCTGCGTGATCCTCTTTCAGAAGTCCATCCAGCAGGCATCGTGCCAGCTTCGCCAAGCATCACCAGTTCATCACCAGCGCGCAGCGTTTCAACTGACGCAATTCCACGAATTGGCGACACAAGTATAATAGCTTCAATTATTCGCGCGCTAACTTGTGGCGTGAGCCAGTAACCACCAGAAATCAAATCGTTGGAGGCAACCGTTTTGTAGAATTCTGGAATTTCGGATTTGGAATGTGTTGCAACGTATTCTTTGACATAATCAAGCTGGTTGAAATCCTTCTTAGTCCACAGATATTTTTCAAAATCCGAGTTCCATTTAATTTCAATGTCGTCGTCTTTGTCCTTTCCGACAACGCCAGGTGCTTTGTTAAGCTTGGTTTCGATGGCATCAATTCTGTCATTGAAAGTCTTTTGGCCAGCTTTGAATTCATCAAAATCTGTTGACATCTTACTGTTGTAGTCTGTCATTCCAGTTTGAAGTTCATTCAAAAGCTGTTCCACGCTTTTTGTTTCTGCCATAATTTATATCCTCAATAGTTTATTCAATTCAGTTAATTTCAGTCGTATCTGTTCATCATTGTCAGATTTGCCAGGCGCTGCAGCAGGTGCTGCAGCAGCACCAGTTGTTGGTTTTTCGCCGGGCTCGTTGTAGTCTGTGCCTGTCACTTGTGTTAATACGCCTTCGATTAAATCACCAGCTTGATCAAGCAAATCGTTTGCTTTTGTCAAGTCTGCTTCATTTTTAGTTGAAAGCACCCTACCGGCTTTTGTTTCCATAGTATTACCATCAGCCTTTCCACCACCGGCCTTTGCATCTTCACGCTCTTTGATTCTGTCTGTGACTGCGCTGATGTGCGCACATTTGAATTCAAATTGCATGCTGTCTGCCTTCCATTCCAGTGGCGATTTGTCAGCACAATCATTGCCGTTTGCTTTGTTGATTTTACACATCGCAGCTTCAACAGCACTGTGCAGCCAATTCATATCAGATTGTGAAAAGCCAGTTAGCAGGTTGCCCTGCGCAGCCCATTGGTGCAATCGCCTGTGATAACTTGTTAAGTCCTGCAGGTTTTCCTTATTGATGCCTGCCAGCAAATCAGTTTTGTCCTGCGCTGTGATTGTTTTGGTGCGCATCACGTCTTTCACATCAGTGTTGACAGCTTCAGTGTTGCTTGGAAACGTCACGTTGGAAATTTCCATCAGGCCAACATCCTGCAGATGGTTCACGCCTTCATCATCTTTGAAAGCCTTTCCATTATGCATAGTATAGCCAATACTGTTGCCGTCAATGTCACCATTCACTGCAGCTTCATATGCATCCTTTCCCCAAGAAGTTTTCAGATTGTATCGTGCCTGATATTTCAGACCATAATCATCTTCCCACAGTTTCACAATTCGCCCTATAGGGCGCTTATAATCGTGCTGCCATAGGAACTTTAATTTTTTAGGATCAGCCAGTGCTTTCACAAACGCGCCACGATCAACAACTTCTTTCTGGCTGTCAACAACGCCATAAACTGAAGCATAACCTTCAACAAATCCTTTTTCATCTGGAACTTCAAGTGGCAAAGAATTGTCTTTATATCTCATTTCTGAATCTGTCATTTGATATAGCCACCACTATCTTTTAAAAATAAGTGAAATAAAAATTAGTGTCACGCATTCTATGTGTGAATTGCACACATATGCACTATATAATTTATTGGAAAAATGGCGTTAAATCGTAGAAACCAGCATGTCTGGTGGTAACTATATACTTTTCAATTATATCCTTACACCACATGCCATTGTGGCCTTCCATCACGTGCATCATAAATTCGAACCAGGGAATGAACGCGCAACGATTGTGCGCACCTTTGCTTTTGATTTCGACAACCAAGTATGCGTTCCTGCCGCTGCGCGTGAAATAATCATCTAAAGCAAAAATCTGGTGCGTGCCGTCTGCAGTGTAGTGAAAATTTGATGTCCAGTAAATTTTCTTGGCGCTGGTTGATTTGCATTCAAACCCAAAGTGGCCAATTGGACTGTCAATAATTACATCACACGGCTGCTTATAGTATCGCTGTTGTGGCCAGCGTCTGACATCTGCAGGAATGTCTTTAATGCGAAAATAGTTTTCAAACGATTTGACAATGCTGCGTTCAAAGTTCATTTTGGATAGCGCGAAACGTTGTCTGCGGCTCTTGAAATGTCTTTTAATTTCATCTATGGTTATTGATTGCTCCATTAAAACATATAGTTTCCTATTCTGCATCTGTGCTTTCTTGCTGCTTCTCCGGTGCTGCAAATCCTAGACAGCAACGACAGTTAATGGCCATTCCGGGCATTGTAGTGCCATCTTCACAATCAAATTCCGATCCTGCTGGAACTGTCACGCCATCCATAGCGGCATGGGCCGGTCTGGTTCTATCGTCGTCGGTAGCGCACCAAAGTAGATCTAAGGTGCTTCCTGCGTCTTTGCTTTGTTGTAAGGTAGCGGTATTATACGCCGAAACTGTCTCGCTTCTAGCTATCCTAGTCGCACGCCAGGTTTCCATATCGTCACCAAAGCAGTCCTTCACGCGCGCCGTGGTTTTGTCCATTGATTCACCTTCTTCAGCGCCGCCAAAGATTGCATTCTTCAACATATCTTTTGTTTCGTCAGCAATTCCTTTGATTTTATCGCCAGTGTGGTCTGCCATATAGTGGGCCACGTAGGTCAGCCAGGCGTTGGCCTTCTGTTCGTGGCCACCAAAATTTTCTGTCGCAAAAGTGTATGCGCTGCTGCCTGCGCTTTCCCAAATGCGCCTGATCATTAAGCGCATCAGTGGATCGAAAGAATCAACTACGTTGTTGACTTCTTCAATTCCTTTTGGAACTGCTGCCATCACTGGCTGCTGCATCTGGTGGAATGCGTTCTGCACTATCTTTTCAGAAAAAGGAAAAAAACGATCGCGCCTTTTGGACAGCGCCCTGTAGTATCTCCGTTGCTGTTCCTTAACGCGCAGATCATATGCCATCGTAATACCCTTTTAACACAGGTAGGCCCTGGCGGCCGGCCCGTTATTTTAACCGTTTTGTATAACCATTCCAATGCTTCAGTTCGGGGTTGTTTTCCACATAAATAAAAGGAAGCGCGTTTGGCGTGCTGCACCAGGGACATAGTGCAACAAAATCCACGCACGCTATTTTAAAAGGTTTGTCGCACGTCGAGCAGTGAACAATTGGCAGCACGTCTAGCTGCTGGACATCTTTGCTTTGATTTCAGCAATTGTTTGCATCAGTGCTGCTGCCGGTTCTGGCGCTGCAGGTGGCGTGTTGCCATTCCCTGGCGGAGAGCCAACGCCAGGTGGTTTTTCTGCTGGCGGAGTAACAGCAGGCGTGGCTTCAGCGCCACCTTTTCCGGTGTCAACAGTTAAAAGTACAGTGGGTTCCAGGAACACTTCACAATCTGGCCTGGCTTCAAAGCCCACATCTTCACGCATTTCATTCACAGTGATGATTCTGTTTTTAACTAAATCAGCGAGCCATGCAGCTTTCGTGGCCAGGTCATCCTGCAGAACTGTGATATTTTCCAGATCTAGTTCAAATTTATAATCTGTTCCATAGTCTGGCGCTAGAAAGTGATTAAGACCATCAATAACTTTTCCCATTAGCGGCAGAATGCTGCGCGTGTAAACCTGCCGCATTGCCTGGTCCTGATTTTCATAAGTGGCCTGGCCAAACAGCAGTTCCTTTGGTATTCCGAGAGCCATACAGATTTCGTGCGCAGACAGGTCCATGACTGTTGCCCAATCCATGTCTTTGGGACTGCCAGAAAGTTCCTGGAAATCACGAACGCCATCAAGCAATGCATATCTGCCAGCACTGGAAGCGCCAGCGTGCTGTAGAACGTTATCTTCAATTTCTTCCTGCTGGTTTTCTGTCAATGGTGCTTCACCAAAGAATACGCCACCCAAACCAACAGTGTTTTCAAGCTTTGCCTTATTCCATTCACGTGCAACGTTGTTAAGAAAGATGCTGCTGGTTGCTGCCTCTGCTGGCGAAACGCCATCAAGATTGTTGACAGGATCAACCAGTGTGCTGTGCAGGACTTCTTCAGGTTGATAGGTTATTGTGTCCTGCGTGGTTTCGTTTGGAATATATTCATAGTGGTCAACGCCACCAGTGTCATTTGGATAAACCTTAACTTTATCAGGGCGCAGCACCTGCAATTGGTTGTTTGGTTTCGCTTTGTGAACAAACGCGTTGCCAGTAAGTATCAAATGCAGCAACCAGGTTTCCTGGAAGTCATGCCAGTTCTGTTCGTCAGATGGCCAATCCAAAATCTGATTCATTGGGTGGCCTTCCACATCTGTCCAGGTGGTTTTTGTTTCACCTTCATTTGATGGATCTGGAACCATTGTTTTCTTAACAACGCCAATATCAATATCACTGGCGCTGTCAATCAACAGTCTGCACCCTCTGTAAAAAATAGGGTTCGTGCTGTAACCTTCAATGGCCATTGCCATGAAGTCCCTGCTGATCTGGATTGGTTGGCCAGGCGTGACGGTTATAATGCGCTGCTGGAAGTTGCCGCCACCAATTCCACCACCACCATATTGCTGATTAATCAGCGAGCCAAGAATATCTTTCACTCTAGAAGGAAAGCTTTTCTTTGGCGTTATGATTTTATACGTCTGTGTTTTATTAACTCGTTGTGCCATTTGAAATCATCACTGTGTTGTTAAGATGAACGTGGCAGGCAGCGCAGGTTGTTGTTGCGTCAAAATATGTTTTCCACACAAAGAACCCAACCACTGCGAAAGAAAAGGAAATAGCCAGAATAAGAAGCGCCATCACTAAGGTCCACTGCCACCTTTTAACCAAAATCGGCATATGTGTTTATTCCTGTCGTTATGCACTATTTGGTTTGCGCATATGCATTATGTCAGCCACATCTTCCTTTTGTGCATCGCGCCATTTCTGCAGGTCAAAGTCTTTCATTTCTTTATATACGCATTTGCCATTCTTTGCAACCACGATGCATATATGATGTTCGCCTGGCTCGCCCTGAATAACCCAATACCTGCCGTCTGGCACAAACCATCTGAAATGGTCGCTGTCAATCCATCCGTGTTCATACACTGTGGACATATCAACATCTTGTGCAAACCCACGTTCGTCTGTAGATTTTTTTACCACTCTAAACAGCACAAGTGGCGCTGCCTTCACGTGTATAATCAGTTCTGCAAACTTCTTTTCTTTCGTCATCAATTATCACCACCACCTAATCATTCAATCAGCCACCTGGCTTTCTGCCAATCATCTTCTGCATACTTGTTTATAGTTTCCTGTCTGCATTTAGCGTGAACAACCCATATGTTTGTGTATGCAATCTTATCCGAGCCTTCCACGAACGGGGATTTGAAAAATGGCGCACGATATTCACCTGCAGGAATGACTTGATTGCAGATGCTGCAAATGAATTCAGGCTTCAGTATGATGTTCTGGATCACTGCAGAATGGTCACGAACGTATTTATCAAAGTGATGGTTGCCTTCTGTCGCGCTGCGTTCCATTTCCCACGCAATGCGCAGCAGGTCTGTCAGTTCTGTGTATGTGTCATGGCCATCATTTTTCCCTGGTGATTTATCACCAAGTTTGCAGTCATCACATTCGTGCATCATTCGTTTATCCTAAATTTTTTGGCACCGTTATGATTGCGCACTGTAACGGTGCGCCATTTGTTTAAGTCCTGCAGATTCTTTGCTGCCGTCCTGTAGTTTTGATTTGTTGCTGCCGCCACTTCTTTAATTGACAACTCCCCGCCACGCTGTGCGCGCAATACACGTTCGACATCATCTTGTGCCATTTCTTTGATATTCCAAATGCTTTTTCCAATTGCAATTGAAACACAAAACCTGATAGCCTTCTGGATAATTATTATTTTTTAGCCACTGGTAAAAATACCATCCAGGGTTTGCAAGTCTATGTGCATATCCGTCATTGTTTATGTGGTCAATTGCCAAAACGTCAACATCAGATTCGCCGCAATTATTACAACAAATGCTGTCGGAATATGATTCAAGTGCAGAAATTTTTAATTCAAATCTTCTGTTGCGTTCTTTTTCTGCGCGTTCGTCTTTGTGTGCAGCATTCCATTTGTTGTTTCTGGCACGTATTTTATCTTGATTCATTAAGCGATATTGCTTATCATATTCCGCCTGCAGTTCTTTTGTTGGATACGCCATGATTATTTGTTGTTACTCCATTTCCACAAATCGAGCACCTTTAGAAATATTTCAAATTCCTGTGCTATTTCGTGATAATGCATATGCAATTTAGGAATAAAACCATATGCTGGTGTTATGTGAATGACAAAGCACAAATCAGGACGTGTGCCATGTGTTTCCTGGTAGGCCATCGCATACGCTGCCATCTGAAGGCGGTGGTTTTTGTAAATTGATTTCCCTGATTTAAAGTCTATAAGCGCAGTTATCGGTTCACCACCTTCCACATGATTTTTCATTTTACAAACCAAATCAGCAGTTCCAGCATAACCATATTTATCGCTGTATAGTGTGATTTCCGTTTGTTCATCAGAAATTTCATTGTCAACAAACCACGCACCAGCGTTCTTGATAAGTTTCGTCATATCAGGATCATTTGCCAGCATTGGTTTTATATCATCGCCTTTAATCCAGCGTTCCAGGACGTTATGAATATATGTGCCGCGTGCGCCTGCAGCATCGCGCGTGATGTCTGGCTGTTTTTTGGCTTTTAACAACAGCAGGTCAATGTCAACATCACGACCAGTGGCTTCTAAATCATTATAATCGTGCGCAATACAGCGCGCCATTTCATTCATCTTCCAGGTTGCCAGAAAAGGTTTGTCTAATACGCCAAGAATCCACGTAACACGTGGTAGGTCTTTGCCATCTTTTTGATAATGTGTGCCATCAAATCCCATTTAATCACTCCTTATTTACGAATACCGCCAAACCATTTAATTCTAGTTCTGCCGCGTGCTGCCTGCAGCATTCCGATTGCGCCAGCAACTGCATCAAGTTGATCATCGTGCGCGCCATCTGGATATAATTCTGCTTCATCTAAGAAGTCAGAAATCCACGCGCCACTGATAAGTTTAAGATTTCCTGCTTCCGCGTGGCTGCTGACAATGGCGATTCGTGATTGTTTGGGACCGGTTGGCCTGTATGCTTTCAGGTTGCGATCCTGCAGCACGTTGCGCCTGTAGTAGTCCAGCACCTGGATGCCGGAAGCGCCAGGTTCCTGTTCCATCACAATCGCTGTGCCTGGTCCGTCTGCGTCTGCTGTTCGTCGTATCAGTGATTCGACATCGTGCGCAGTGGACTGCGTTTTAACTATATTAACCAGGTAGTAAACACCGTCCTTAATTGCAACCAACGCGCCTGCAGTCCAATCAGGATCACGCCCTGATGCAGACTTTGGCGTTGCTGCGATGTCCCAAAATCTCACACGTGTGCTGCCTGCTGGAATTGTGGGAAGGGTTTCAAACCACTGGCGCAGGAAGAAGCCACCAGTTGCCACCTGATCCCAATTGCCATCAAGCAACTGTGCGCGTGTGACAGGATCAAGATTTTGCAGGCTCTTTTCATATTCAACACTGTCCAGATATGGATTGTCACGCGCCCACGCGCGAATTACTGTGCGCCCTTTGGTTTCGCCTTCAACCAGGAAGCGCTGTTTAACCCAATTGTGTCCCCTGCCGCCAGGATTGCTGGTGGACCAGATACGCAGTGGAATGGGATCATCTTTGGTTGTCCGGTTTCTGCTGAATAGGTATAGATAATGTGGTTCGATAAACTGTGTCAATTCATCAAAGCCAACAAACTGCCACTGCGCACCCTGGTATTGGTCCAGGTCTTTCTGTGTTGCTAAATATCCAAAGGTTATTGTTGCACCAGAAGGGAATGTCCATTGCTTTTCAACAGCATCCCAATGTGCTGTTTCGCCATTCACGCTGATGCCATCAAGCCATTGGTGGCTAACATCCATCAGTGCGCCAGGTAGTGCCAGATCCTTATAGGTTCTGCGCAGTATTAACGCGTTGTATTGTGGCTCGGTCACGTATTGCAGGGCAGCCATCATCAATGACCAGGATTTGCCTGGTCCTGCTGCACCACCAAATAAGCATTCACGCGTGGAACAGCGCAGGAAACGTGCCTGTTTGCCATATGGATCTAGCCAATCATCATTCGGCAGTTTGATGCTAGAGATCCAGGGATTCAGATAGACTGTTTCCAACAGTCGCAAATCATCTTCTGTTGGATTTACATCCTGAACTTTCTGCAGTGTTGTTTTGTCTGTGATCATCTTAATATCAACAACCAATTGATTGTGTCCATTTATCTACCTGCGATATTTAGAGAAAAATTTTGTATCAACTTAAACAGCGACCACCAGCGACCTGAATTTTCCCAGGATCAAAAGCCAAACCATGTTAATCATTAGCAAAATTGAACAAAATATATCTTTTGTTTAATGACAAACGCCAAATTGGAAATGGATTGCAAAGAAGATACAAAAGATATGTTTTGTATCGTTTTGTTTCGCATTTTGCCTTCCGTTGGTTGCCTGTTAGTATATCCACAACAACCTGCATCATTCTTTGGAAACATCTATGACTTGTTGTTTCCATTTGTCTATACGTTCATTGATTGGTTGTGTGTCTATACTGCCACTGTGTTTGATTTCCTGCGTGCTGTGCGTTCCGTATTCATCCTTCCACCTGTGTTCTGCCAACCATTCCATTGCCTTTCTGTCACCTTCTGTTGCCTTCTTCTTTATGCCAGACAGAACATTGCGTTGAAGTTGCGCCTCGGCGTTAAGTATTTGTTCGCGAAACTTATGATACTTTGCATTATAATCTGGATCATCAGGACCAGGTTCGCCTTCTTTCATCCAACGGTTGAACGTGCCATAAGATACACCACACGCATCACACGCCTTATTATAATACATCGCATCACTAATACAACCAATAAGATTCTTGGTTAATGCACGCGTCAGTTTGCTTGGCCTTCCACCCTGCCTTCCTTTAACCATTCAATCACATCCTGCAAAGTCTGCATCATAACACGTCAATGATGGATCATCACTGGACACATCACGCGGCCAGGTATGTGCCACCATTATCTTCTTTATGCGTTGCACTGTATGCATCATCATTGCTGAATATGGATGTGCCACATCAATGTGGCATTCATAGAATGGATATAACAACCGCCCTTCATATGGCTTCAACAGTTCATATGATGGTTCAATATCAGGCGTTGCATCCCTATCATAAACCACACGATACAGTTCATCTGATGCAAAATGTGCAGGCATTGTTAGACGTTCACCACACTGATCACTGATGCAGGCGTGACACCTGTTGGCGTTGGTCCTATTTCTGATTCAGCAATTATGGTCCAGAAGTCAGACGCGATTGCGTTGGTTATATACGCATTGGGCAATCTGCCAAATCCATTATAACCCCAACTTGTATTCCAACTATTCACAAGCCACAGATTGCTTGCATCATAGCCACAGAACAGCATACAATGCCCACCTGCAACCGGATCACTGCCACTTGGATATGGAATAATTGGCAATGCATTTGCACTTCCACCAGCAACATTAAAGATGCTCTCATAAACAGTGGTTCCAAACGTCACACAAAAGCCAGATGCCAATGCAGTCTTTATATTAAGAAGGGTTTGCGCACTTCCTGCAGTTGAATCAAGTGCATAATAGTTTGTGCTTTTATTCTTAACTGCGTCAGTTGCACAGGAAGCAGGCGGCGTTGCATCAATGTTCGTGTCAAATGGCCACAATGATTCGTGGCAAATGCCATATTGATCAGTTGCCTTCACACCTGCACGCACGTCTGCGCCATTATCACCTGGAAATGTGCCTGATAATATTCGCGCATTTCTATATTCATATTTAATATTGCCAGGAAAACACTTTCCAGTAAGACGCACCTGGCACGATTCAAACAACTTGGTCACGCCTTCAGAAACACAACAACCAATGCCATCCTGGTCATTGACAGTTAAAATTTGGCTTCGTAAATCAACAGTTGTTGGCAATTTGACTGCCTTTTTTAATGTCAAATCTTCAAACTTATAATCCCTGTGATCTGGCTGCTGTCTGAGCCATCCGCCCTTAAATTGTTCTTTATCCATTTTCTATTCACCCATATCGCGCACTTCAATTCTAGTGCGCCCTTCTGCCTGCATTCTAGTAACTGCTTTTGCAGATGCCTGTTTCATAAACGCTGTCATCCACGTTTCAAAGTCAACAAGTGCAGCATCTGAAACGTGTGTTGCGCCTGCTGAAATTAATTCGTGTCTTAATTGGTTTTTGCTTATCATTTTAAATCAATCCCTTTGGTTCATCAATAAATCCAATACAATCTTCCTGGCGCGTTTTCTCATTAATCACACAGTTGTCATACACGCGCACATAGATTTTGCCATCACCATCTGTTCTTGGAAAAACACGAAAAAACAATGACGTGCATTTGAAGCATTTTTTAAACACTTGTTCCAATCCATCATCATCATCAAATTTGACATTAAACACGATGCTTTTATTTGCTTCGTGTTCGTGTGTTGTTGCTCTTTGAACAATCATTGCAGAATTTCCTTTTACGTGTGCCTGCCAGTTTGACAATTGAATTTCCTACCCGTTTGCGCCAGACAATTTCAAATTGATTGCCACACTTTTCACACGTCAGTATGTCCACCTGTTCATATCGTGGCCTGTCAATTATTGATCGTGGCGCGGTCATTTTATCTA